CAGGACACTTTCCCCAGAGGGGATGCCGGATCGTCAGACCCAGTTGTTCTACCGTAAGGACTTCCGTAACGGCGGCGCAGTTTAAAACATACAAATAGTTTGGGGTAAAAAATGCCTGAGATGCCTGATCTGAAGAGGAAGTACGGGTTTCAACTCACGCCAGAGCAGATGCTGTACATGGAGCAGATGCGGCCTAAGACTGATAATCAGATCGCTGCTGACATCATTCGAGAAAGCTCGCCCGACTTAAAGCCGCCCCCCGGTAATTTTTTGAATCGGGCGGCTACCGGCGCTAGTCAGGCGGCTGACCTCGTCAATAAGTACGCCCCAAAGATCTACGACAAGATCCCGAAGAAGGTTACCTCCCTCGCTCCGTTTGGCTTCCTTGGATTAAACCAAGGCTTCCAAAACCTGTTGGCGCAGTCCAGTGAGGATGTTAGTAACGCCGAAGTTCCAACCAGCATGACTTTTGGAAAAATTGAACCCGGCACTAATCTTTATAAAATATCTCCAGAATTTGGCAAAGGCCGCACCACTGTTGGCAAGATAGCTAAGGCTATCAAGCCCTCTGACCTGCTTGGCCTTAACAGCGCAAAGAACGTCTACAGTGACCTTAGTTACGGTCAGGCTCCAGAGCCGCTAGATGTGCTGGATACCCTTGGCCTTCATGCCGGGGTGCTTCAGGCTGGCAAGGCAGGCTTTAGGGGTGCTTCAAGCGTGGCTAAAGCCAGCGCCCCCTACGTCGCTGAGGGGTTGACTGACTTGGTCTCCAAGTACGGTGTAGATCCGCGCATGAACATCATCCCAGATGCCCCATCGATGTCTGGCGCAGTCCCAGAGGGCTTTAAGCTTGGTCAGGAGAACGGCAAGTTTGTCCTGTTTGACCCAAGCGGCAAGATCTTTGCCAAGGGTGACGATGCCCAAGCTGCCATCTTCCGAGCCAATAAGCGCCTTGAGAACGAAGCGGCTAATGCTGCCCGCACTGCTCGCCGTGAGGAACGGGCTGCGGAGGCTCCGGCGGTTGAGGAGAAGCCGTTAGTTAAGGTCGAGGCCGACGATCAGGCTCCGCTGTTCTACAACCCGCTTTCCAAAGCAGCCGCCAACTTAGGTGAAGAGACAGACCCGCTGAAGGTCTTGAACGACCTGAAGAGTTTTGAGAATGTCACCGATGACCAGATCACGTTCTCTGGGGTTGCTGATTATCTGGAGGCTAAGGCAGCAAAAGAATTGCCCGTTACGAGGGAAGAGGTTCAAGATTTTATCGACGTTAATCGCATCAAGCTGTACGAACATATTCGCGATGAAAGCGGTGGCGGAAAGTATGAACCAGAAGATTTGGAGATAGCTTCGCACCGGATGCAAACAGAAGATCCAGATGATGATTATCTTAGAGACATAGCCGACAATGAAGAAGAGTATGTTCGAGATAATTATTACGATGAAATTTATAACGATATGAGAGAGAGCTACCCAAATCTCGACGAAGAAAGAATACAAGAAAAAGTTGACGCAGAAATAAGTGACCGGGCATGGGAACTGGCTCGCGACAGCTACTACGAAAACCCGCAAGAAAGCGGCACAAATGATGCTGGCTATCAAATTATTGGAAGCAGGGATAGTGGGTACAGCGTTATAACACCCGAAGGTAGAAATATTACCCCGCCTCGTGGGTATTTTGATGATGTAGATGACGCAAATAGGGCGATTTTTGAAGACGCGCTTGATAATGGACTAATTGGCAATCCAAATTCCAGAACGCTTTTTGGTGAAAAGCAGTATCCAGAATACATGATGCCGGGCGGCAAGAACTACCGCGAGCTAAACATTGGGCTTCAACCCGGCAGTAAAGATAAAAGCGCTGGGAAAATTAAACTCTACGACCAGTACATAGACAATCTACAGGAGGAGGCTAATGCAATTCGTCAGCAGCATCCAATTATCAGGGAGCGCCCAGATGATGCTACTCAGCGCCTTGAGGAAATTGGCAATCGCATTCAAGTTGCGGAAGACTTAAAAAGAGCAAACAAGGAAAGCTCCGAGGCTTGGTATGGCGGTCACTTTGAGGATGAGCCAGACCTGTTTGCTCAATTACGCCTACAAGATTACCAAGACGTAGATGGCCTATCTGGAACGCTTATTGATGAAGCTCAGTCTGATATGCACCAGAAAGGAAGAGAGAAGGGTTACAGAGCAACAAATAAAGAAATTGATGCCAAGAAGGTTGAGCATGGAACTTTACTAAATAATTTCCATCAAGCATCAACAAATGTTCCTTCATTGCGCGTGTATGACAGCCATACACAGCTTATCAATGATATGGCTGAAGGTGAGCAGACATTCTTTGATCGCTTAGAGGCAAGAATTGTTCGTGATAACAATACTATCAATCTCGACAATTTAACTTATCCAAATAAAGAAAATGGTCAGTTAGTTAAATTTCCAGAGGGAAGTGATCTTGATGAGGTTAAGCGCTTAATTGGCGAGGCGCAAAAACTTAAAGAGGGTTCAATAGAATTGCAGAGAATGGAGTACGGCATTCCTGATGCTCCATTCAAGAAGGATTGGTATCACGTTGCCATCCGTAGAGCCATTAAAGACGCTATTGATAATGGTAAGGATAGGGTTTACCTGCCTACTGGTGAGGCTTTAGCTGATCGTTATAACTATGCTGCCGCTATAGATCAGATCGCCTATAAGGTAAAGAGTAATGGCAAATACTCCGTAACACTTAAAGACTTTGATGGGAACTGGACTCAAAACTTAGGTAATCAAAATTTTAATAATCTTGACGCAGACGAACTTGATGGCATCTTTGGTAAAGAGATGGCTGAAAAAATTCGCAAAAAGGATGTAGACAAGACAAACACATCACAACTTGATCCAAATGACACTACATATGTGATTGAAAATCAAAGCATGGATGTTGGTGGCAAGGGATTCAAAAAGTATTACGACGAGATATATCCTAACTTCATGAAAAAAGAAGCTAAGGAGTTTGGCGCAAGCACTGGGTTCACAAAAATACAAACCCCATTACAAAACCCAAGACAGCAGAAAAAATTTATTAAATCCCTCGCAAGAAAGAATCGAGTTTCTGTTGCGGAGATGGAGCAGCGCATAAGAGAACATCCCGGCGGTATGAAAGATTTTTTCTATGGGCATGAAGAGCCTGTTTTCTACATTTCGATTAACGACGCTATGCGTAAAGCCTATGGCAAGGGTCGCCCATACGCTCGCGGTGGGCTGGTAACTGATGCGCTAGATTCTGTGGATGATCATTTTGAGAATGCACAAAAGTTTAAAGAGGGCGGAAAAGCAGAATCCACCAAAGAGAAAGGTGCGGATGATGCTCCACAAGTTCCATTGCTTAGTACGTTAGTAAATACCAAGCAAGAGTTCCGCGCTGTAAAGCCTTCGCCAATTATGGGCAGCATTGCTTCTGGACTTGGTAAGGCTAGCGATTTCCTGAAGAGCCGTCCAATGAAGGAAACGGATGACATGAGCAGCGCCATCAACACGGCGCTTGAGCTTGCGGACAGCTTCTTTGTAAATGACTTAGCCAAGACAGCCGATAGGATGTCCTACGGTCAGCGCTTAACTAGTGGTAGCGGTCAGACGTTGCAAGTCCTGCCAGAGACACTTGGCGCTGTTCTGACGGTCGCTCCGCCTGCCGCCAAGCTTGCCCAGAAGACAGCCAAGACTGCTGCCAAGCTCGCCCCAGAGGTGGGGGAGACCGCCGCGCAAATGGCTGAACGGTACGCCATGAAGCCTATGTATGCCGTCCCAGAAGATGAGAGCAAGTTCCTTCCTTTGGCTCTTCCTCGCACCAGAAGGTCACCAGAAAAAATTGATGAGATGGCGCAACGTGTATCTCGTCAGATGATGGGTGAACACGTTAGGAACCCAGAAAAGTTGAAGGAAACAAAAAACCTAGCTGGCAGATCGATGAAAGAATCTGAGCGAGTGCAGGGGTTAGATTACACGCTGGAAAACACAAAAAACCTCCCAGAGCCAATAATAATTGAGCCAAAGGTTGGCGACGTAAACGTGGCTACCGTTGGCGACATTACGGTTGCCGACAGAAACTTGGTTGATGTCAACGGTTACCCAATCCATTCTACCCAAGAGGGTGGCCCATTCTTTGGTCAGGGTAAGCTTCATTTGCCGGACGATGAAAGCTTGTGGTGGGCATCTGAGCCAACGTCGGCAAAAAACTTTCAAAATAGAGTTACTGAAATTGCCGACCACTATGGTGTAGACAAATTAACTGCACAGCATTTGGCTATGGGTCAAAGGGCAAATAATTTTGCCATGCACTTTGCTGATGCAAACCTAAAAGCTATTGCTACTTATGGTGTGCCAGAGGAGGGTATAGGGGCGATCAATCATATGATCAGGAATGGCTATTCAAAGCTCCTAAAAGGAAAGCAAGTTCATTTTGCGTGGCCTGACTTCCCCGGCGTTGAGAATATGGATGACGCTTACAAATATTTTAGAGCCAATCCAGAGGCCAGAAAATGGTTCAATGACCGGATGAAGACTCCTGATTTTACTCAGGCATATGGACTGCCAAACGGACTTGATGTTCAATGGGCGATCACAGATCCGCTGCTACGAAACATGGAAATTAACCTGACTGGTCGCTCAGTGGGTGATGTGTACAGGGGCGCTGAAATAACCGACACCGCAGGTCATGGGACTTATGGTGCAGGTATTCGTGGCAAATTTAAAGGTACATCCAAGTATCCGATGCCTGCTGAACTTAGCTTTTCCGATGCTTGGGATTACACAAAAGCTAGAAAGCGCCCGCAGGACATTACTGGAACTATGCAGAAAGTTGCGCCGCATCAAGTGGTGGACGAGCAGTACCTTGACGAGATCGGTCGCTACAACGACCTGATTAAAAAATACACCGGCAAGAAAAAAGGTGGCCGAGTCAAGGGCATGAAGGTTACCGATAAGTATTCGATTGCCCCGGAAGCCGAGACTCCCAAGATGTCGAAGTCTGATGAGGCTAATTTTCAAAAGGGCGTTCGCGGAACAAAGTGGTTCCAGCAGTTTGTGGACAAATACGGTGAGCCGCCAGACCTAAACTCCAAGGACTACAACTACCGAGCCGCATGGAAGGCTGGAGTCCGCCCGCAGGACTATGAGCATGACCCTGAGATGCAGCACTGGGCAAGCACGACGGGTAAGGGTGAGAGCTTAAAGGCTACAAACCACCCAACGGCGTGGATGGAAGACTATATGCAGGTCACTGGTAGCGACCCGCATGAGCCTGTAGATATGAACCCCGAGCAGATCAAAGCTATGGAGAAAGCCTTGATGTATCGCTACGGTAAATAATCTCCTTCCTGTGGTGGGAAGTTCGCCCCCAGAACGTACTGGGGGTTTTTTTATGGACGCTCCCGAACTTCGCGGAGCTTCTTGGCTACCTCTGGGTTCAAAGCCTCGACAACCTTGATGCACTCCTCAAGCTCCGCCTTAGCGATCTTATGCCCAACGATGCCGATCAGGTTCTCCGAGTATTCGACGATGTGAATCTCCTCGACAATAATCGGATCTGGCTGATCTTCTTTGCAGTTCATGTAGGCCGCTCTGACATCGTCTTCGGTGACGTACTGGCGGGCTTCATCAATAAGTTTTTCGACTGGATTCATTTTTCTCTCGCTTTCATCATCGCGTTAGCCATATCGTAGGCGGCTATACTAATCGCATGATCTGTTAATTCTGCGTCAGGGTCATTCCCGACCAGAGCCTGCATCGCCTTAGCTGCAAAGTAATCACGCAAGTCCATGCCTTGGTCTGCGTTGCGTGTCGGGAATGCTTTCATGTCATTCATGGTTGTTCTTCAGTTGCCAGAAGTTAAGAAGGGCGCAGAACATCATCCAGCCACGCTGAATGTCATCCTCTGCCCACTGGTGGACGATTACAAGCTCAGGATGGGTGCGTGACGAGAAGATATTCGCGCAACGAGCCTTGGGTACGCCCAGACCGACACGGTAGGCAGCAAGCTGCATCATATGTTCATCGTAGGGCTTGACCTTGCTCATAGACTCTTCGTTGAAGTCTTTTGTCTTGATGTCAACCACGAGCCCATCCCCCACTGAGCTAAAAAGGTCGCACTTCCCACCGAATCCCATCTCATGGGCAAATGACCTTTCGCAGATCCAATCCACTTGCCCGAAGGTGTGTTGTAGCGCCTTATCACAGGCCGCGACATGGAACGGGAAGCGGGACTCCTTACGCCCCTCATAGAAGCTCTGGATCGCAGCATGGATGTCAGTCCCAAGGTCTGCTGCATCGCGACCCTGCGTCTTAGAGTCTTCCATGATCCGCTTAATGTATATAGCTTCTGGTTCATTCTCTGCCCTCGGTAGAGTCAACGCAGCCAGCAGAACCTGCTCCTGAAGCCAATTGGTCAGGGCTGGCTTTGCTGCTACGCCTAAGATGGTGGTAACGGACGGGACGAGGTCATGCTCTCTCGCATCCCGCAGGGTGGTGTTCCTAAGCTTACCGTTCTTGCCGACGATGGTGTAGCGGGGATCTCCGTCCCGGCTGTACCAATGTCCTGATTCTGCTGCGTGGTCTTTTGCGATCATAAGATCCTCTTAAAATTTTCAACTGGGATAAGGACTACAGGCTCGATGTCCTGAGAGTCCTCCCTATCTGTTCGACCACCAAACCCATACGAAACATCTGCGCTTCCTGCGGTATGAAAAAAGACCCCATCAGTCCACTTCACCGCAACAATAAATGGGATGCCAAGTTCCTTAGATAACTCTTTGCCGCGCATCCACTTATTGAGAGACAAAAGCAAAGTCGGGTATTTTTTGCTTTCGTTCTTCCGGCACTTCAATTCAACAAATGCCTGCGGTTTGTCTCGCATCACAACCCAATCAACGTGATATGAGATTGGGAGTTTTTTGAATGTGCAGCCCCATTTTTCTGACAGGAATTTTGCTACTTGTTGCTCATTTGCAAGATCTTCGCTGGATTCGTATAGTGGTCTCATGTCAGTCTGTCTTCCGTATCCAGCCCTTTGTGTCGTAAACCCTTCTGTTCCCATCGTCATAGCGGACATGGACTTTGTCGTTGATGTACGCCCAGCAGCCGTATACAACGCTCTGGTTCGACATCACGACGTACATGAACATCAGGTTCTCACCACAATTTTGTGTCTTGGTATTGGTCAGAACAATCTCCCCGCCAGTCTCCGTTTGGGTAACGAAATACTCCCCGGCGTGGGCGTTTACGCAAAGTAAAAGCATGACGAGGAGCTTCTTCATTCCGCCTCCGCTGGTGGGTTCCACTTCTGTTGGATGGCATCGCGCAGCGCCTTGCGGACTGCTGTGCCGGTGTCAACCACGCCAGCCTCATAGCACTGAAGCGGGGTCATGTTGACGTACTGGCGATCAGCAACTTCGATGGTTATGTCCATGCTGATCAACTCAATGACCTCGGACATCGGGATCATAATTTCGCTGTTGTCCATTTTTGCTCCTAGGTAAACCAAAGATAAAAGCCGTGGAAAATACCGATGGGGAACATGATTGCCCCAGCGATTAAGAACCCCCACAAGCCCTGTGCAAAGCAAGTGAATATGTGGGTGAACCAAGCCAGTAAACAGGCTATGCCGATGATGTAACCCATTACGTCTCCTTTTGTTCGACCAGCATTGATTCGATTGACTCAACGCTCAGGCCAGTGGTTTTATGTATTCGAAGAATGACATCTGCTGTGACCCTTGATTTACCGCTCCGGATCCTGCTTACGGTCGGAGCGGTAACGTCAAGCGCCCTAGCTAACGATGCATCATTCTTCAGTTCGCATTCCCTGATTAAAAAATCAAAGAGCGTATGTGGAATGATTTTTTTTGGCATGGTTAGAAGGGGATGTCGTCATTCATGTCGGAATCGGGGTGCTGGAATCCCTCACCCTTTAATGCTTTCGCACCTTCGCCATGTATTGCCTGCCATTCTGGGCTTTGTTTGATCTTGTTCTGGTGGTACTGGCTGACCGAATTGAACACCTCCATGTCGGGAACGTCGTCCTCCATCGAGAAATAGCCCAGCGGATTAAAGCCTTCTGGCAGGCCAGCATCCTTGATCATGCGGGGAACCTGCAATAGCCCGCTGATGTTGTGGTAGACCTTGGCTGTCTTTTTGCTGGTTGATGCGGTGACGTTGATCATTGACCAGACCCCGAGAATCTTCTTGATGTCAAAGCCGCCGTTACGCTCTGCCTCGCTAAAGGTCGTGCCACGCCAGCCCTCAAGGTGCTTGCTGAGGGTGGACTTCTCGTTCAAGGTCAGGTTGTAGTCCTGAGAGATGCTCATAGGCTCACCACGGCCTGTAACCAGTGGTTTGCCATCTGCGCCATCGCCGTGGACTTCAAAGCTGACCATGATGGTTCTCTGGTGCTTTACTCCAAACTCCGTCTGTTTTGGCTGAGTGCCGAGGTCTACGATGCGGTAGCACCGCGCCAGATGCATACCTACTGGTACTGGAACAAAATCGCTGTCGCCGCCTGAAGATACTGATTTAGCTATGAGACTCATGATGATTCACCTTATTGTTTTGGGCTGAAAGACCGCATTCATAACGGATGATTGCCCAGTCATCTTCCGTCGCGGAATGGTTTATAGCGCGGCGCAAAGCCTCCTCAAGAAGCTCCTGCCGTTCCAATTGCATCTGGCTGTATTCGCTGCTTGTCATAACGCCCCAAGAATTAATATTATGGAAACTAACAAAAATGCAAAAAACACGCAACCGATTAGAACCAACTTCTCAAGCCTGAACTGATCGCCATTGGTGATGTACGCCATCTGAATCATGTCCTGATCGTAGATGTCAATGGTGTCAAGCCGGATGTCCCGACCCTTTGGGGGCTGGTAACGACTGCCAATTTTTAACCCCGTCATGGTTCGGTACGGCACAAGCTCTATGTCATCCATAATCTAATTCCTCATTAATTCTTGCAACTGTACAACATCTAATCTTTAATTACAACACTTGCAGAATAAATTTTTTTGTGATGTAATTTGGTCTTACAAAGGAGTCAACATGAAATTGCCGGATTTTTTTAAAGGAAAACCTCACGGAGCAAAGGCTGAAATGGCTGCTGCCCTTGGGATTACCCGTACTTGGATGTCGTTAATCATAACTGACAGGAAGCTGCCCTCCGTGGAGCTTGCTATAGCGATTGAGAAGTACACCAAGGGTAAAGTTAAGCGGAAGGTGTTGCGCCCAGATATTTTTGTTGTATGATTAGTTCCATTGCGCTTGGCGGCGCACAACTTGGACAAGCCTTAGACGGGGTTCTGCTAGTGTCCACTAGTCCGCCAACATCTTTACAGATGAGAGCCTCGCCTAAGGCTTTTTTTTTAGGAAAAGCTATGAATCTCAAAGGCACAAAATCGGCTCACGTTGAATTCAATAGTGAGGGCAAAATCGTCATTGAGCAGTGGTCAGATGACCTTGAGCAACCAGTCACGATTTATCTGACTTATGACCAGTTTATGGCAATCGAAAGCTGGTTGTTCAAGAACCGGGAGAGCATCGAATTGGCATGGAACGATGGGGTTGAAAATGAACCTCAAGCCTAAGAACTGGGACAAGTTCCAGCACTACAAGGATCGGTGTCCACCGTGGATCAAGCTGCATAGAGACCTATTGAACGACAAGGAATTTATGCGCTTGCCACTCGCTAGCAAAGCGCTTGCGCCATTACTTTGGCTGCTAGCATCTGAGTCAAAAGACGGGTGCTTTCAGGCTGATAGCGATGAGCTAGAGTTCCGCTTGCGTATTGCTAGCAAGGACATCGATGCAGGTCTTAAGCCTTTGATTGATAAAGGTTTCTTTGTGATTGCTAGCGGAGTGCTAGCAGAGAGCTTGCAGGTTGCTATCCCAGAGAGAGAGACAGAGAGAGAGGGAGAGACAGAGGAGAGGCAGAAGAAGCAGTCTCGCGGAACTCGACTGCCTGCTGACTGGGTTCCCTCTGAAGACCAGATCCTGTTCTGCAAAGCAAACCGGCCTGATTTACACCCGGCTGTTATTGCTGACCGCTTTAGAGACTTCTGGATAGCCCAGCCCGGCTCGAAGGGTGTCAAGCTTGATTGGGATGCGACATGGCGCAA